GGACGACAGCCGCTTGTCCCGCCCGATGTTCGCCGTGAGCTGCTGGAACACGTCTTTTTTCAGTATCCGGGCATTCTTCTTGAGCAGGGAAATGTCCTTCGGGTCCATGACCGCCAGCGTCAGGGCGTCCCCGTACAGGACCTTGCTAATGCGCGAAAGCGTGTCGTTCTCAGTCGAAAAATCCATGTTACCCCCATATCTTCAAAAGGTTATGCGCGCCTATCTCTGCCGCGACGTGTGCCGACAGCCAATCCCACAGGGCGTCGGAACCGTCCTGAAACCGCCAGAACGCCTCGAACTGATCACGGTTCTGTTTTGCCCACGAGTGGCTATAGCTCCACTCGAAACCGCCTTCCTCCAGCTTCACGAACAACACCGGGACGCCCTGCCAGAGATGCCAAGCCCTCCGCACGTCTTCCGGCACGTCCTCCGGACGCAGGTAATCCGGCATCGCCGCCAGAAAACGCGTATCGGCAAGTCCCGGACTGGTCGTGCATCTTTCCGGTCCCCCTTCCTTTTTTCTTAGAGAAGCCGGGCTTTCGGGGCTTCGCCCCTCCCCCCCCAAAGAAACAGAACCAGATGACAACGTGTCCAACTGTACGCCTTGCGGCATAAGCGAAATCGTCTCAGGCAAGCCTCCGTCCAGCCACTCCCGGATGTCCACGCCCATCTCAAAGGCGTTGCCGGGGTCTTTGCCCTCCGGCGTGGGCCA